GTCTTTTTCAAACAATGATCCTTCTGTTAGTCGTGCTTTAGCAATTGCCTTTGCCCGGTTCCCCCAGCCGGAGTATAGTTTCTCCATTTCCTCTTGTGTAGGCTTAAGCGCTTCCTTTACGAGGGTCACACCAGGATAAATGGAACCTCCCGTAGGCGCAAAGGGTGTCGCCTCAATACCCTTAACAATAGGCGAAGGGAAACACCTGCAACCTGGATGTACTGGGAAAAAATAAGCCTTGCCATTAAGTACCCAACCATCTTTACGATTGCCTTCTACATTATGTAAAGCACGGCAAACCTTACATACCCTTCTATCATTCTGGCAACGGAACCGCGCCTGACTATACCCCAACTGATCCCATCTCATCAAAGAACCTTCAGCAAAGGCTCTTGTTGATTCGGTTTGAGCAATCAAGCGGGCGCGGTTTTTTGACGTTGCCCACTTGATTTTTTTAGGACTCCAGCCCTCCGGTATATCAAGTGAGGGCAAGTCGCCTTGAATAGCGTCAATCAGATCGGGTAATTGACCGCCTGCATTAATCCATCCCTGCATACTATCTTTGAATGCTTTAGCTGTGGTATTATTAATCCCTTTAACCAGACCATAAGCATATTTTTCTGAGAAGGCGAGGGCTGCATGGTGAGTTATGTCCCAGGTGACGGTCAAATTAGCAGGCTTAACCGCTTTGCCTGCATAGATTTCTAGCATACCTTTCAGGAGTAATTCATTACCCCTGGCAGCACCGGCTAACACTACCTGTGGAATAATACCGGGGCGTTCTAAAGTTCCTACTAATTCTCTGACGGTTGGCTTTACACGGGGCAAGAAAAACTCATAATAGAGTCTATCAATTGCTCCTACGCCTGTTTCTAGCCACTGATCTACTTGTGGATAGATAACCTCTAAATCAAATAAAGGAAATACAGCCTCTTCTAGGGAGTCCTCTATGTCATTAATCCCATGCCAATAGGACTCATATTCTTCCGGTGTAGTATCTACACCAGGATTAAGCGGTTCGTCTTGCTTAAGAAAACTAATCGCTTGTTTGATCGCTAAAGTCATGATCGGGATAGTCCATTAGAATAGTTTCATCATCAAATTCTGATCGTACTTCCTGTAACCAAAGCTGTTGATCTACGGATGATATTATAGAAGAAGGAATTTCTTCAGATACAAAAGGAGCATATTCCCCACGATTTTTAACTTTTCGCTCCCATCGTTTAAGGTCGTCAATCGCTCGTTGACTATTCAAGGGGATTTCCAAAGAAGTCAAGTCTTGGGCTTGGTTGAAAAAACTTTGCCGTAGGCCGCGATCCCTCCCTCAATCGCTGTTGTATTTCGCTAGGTGACGGGCGGTTGTCTTTCTGATCCATTGGTACAAGAGACAAGCCAAAAGGACTCCCGGCTGGCATAGGTTGTGCCCTGGCTTCTCCCAACTGCTCTTCAGTGAACATACCATACCCCGGAATATAAAAATAATCCTGTGCTAACGGGGGTAGTCCTTTCTTTTCGCGGGCTTCATTCAAGCTCATAAAGCCGCTACTAAACCCAGCTTGTACCTGCTGTGTGACCTCTAAGGCGTTTTCCTGTAGCACGTCAATTGTAGAGTAGTCTGCTACGATCTTAATATTATCACCATAGCGGGGTGTTAGTTGAATGTTTAGTTCATCTACAATGTAGTTTAGATCAGGGCGAACCGTGCCCGAATAAAAGTGCTTATGCATTTCTGCTGACACTGCGTAATTCGCTGCATCAGTAGCTAAAGCAATTACAGGAGGTACACCAAACAGGGCTGCAATTTCGCGCCGTGTTTCCTCACGTAAAGGTTGAATAGCCAGATCAGCCATATTAGGTGTTATCTGCTGATAGGTAAAGCCCTTGTCCATAAACCCCATTTTAAACCGGTTGTCAACCCCTTTAAACACTTTCCTCCACCAACGGCGAATTCGAGTATAGTCAGTATCTTCTATTGACTGATCTGTTAACAACAAACCAGAAGGGGTAGCATCGTTCTTAAAGAAGCTTTCAACAAAAGCGCTTATATTAAACTCAATACCGATCTCCTGCAAAACCCACTGCATAGGAGACAAGCCGACTACATCATCTACCGGGTTATAACCTGTAACACGTACCAATTCATCAGGATGCCAACTGGCAAATTCTGATCCGCCTATGTACTGCTTATAAGCGTAAATTCCTACTTCGTCGGCTTCAATTTGCATGGTTAATGGATTGAGTCTAAATAGGTAATCAGTGGTTGGTTCAATCCACATTTGACCAAAGATGTTATAGTCGTAAATCAGATTACGTTTTAGTCTTACAGCGCCAGCATCTAATACCCGTTGTAGCGGGTGTTGGTTGGCATAATTAGTAGGACGCTCTTCAACGATATTACCACTACTATCAATCCACTCATCATCTAGACTTTTAACCTGTAACTCAATTTCACCCACTGCATAGGCTTTAGCAGTAATACAACGATATGCCCAAATAGACGCGGCATACGCTTCTGCATAGCCTTCAGGATCGTCTCTAAAGTCAGTTGTAGTTCTAATGATACCGTGAAACATGTCAAGTAGAGGATTACCTCTACCTGCTTTTATAGGGCTGATCTTGCCCTGACTGATTGAAAACAATCTTGCCATTGAATACCGCCTTTGTGTAATCTGTAATAGTTACGATTGCATCATGTTTATACAATCAGCATGCGTTCACAGAATAACAAGCTTAACGTAACTGTACCTTATTCTACCCGTTTGGTAGAAAAACCGTTTTTCTACCAGTCCAAATCATCATCACCCAGAATACCTACTGTTACGCCCTTCACCCCTGCCAATTGCGTAAATGCACCACCTGCTGTGTCAGATTGATCGCGATAGGTCGCATTAGGTAGTGTTACCATTTCTTCAATAAATACCAGATTCCATATACCAGAAATAACATAAACATTACCTGCTTCACACTGAGCATTAAAGCTTTCTAATCGTAAGTCTTTAGCTCTTGATACCAGATCAGCAAAGACAGGAAACCCGGATAAATAACTAGCAGTTGCGCTAAAAGCATCTTTACCGCTATCAGCAGGCTGTTGTTCTACATAAATCTTAACCTGCCCATTATACTTTACATGATCTTTGATCGCGGTATCTCTCATCTTTTCCAACCGGTTTAGTTGTGACCACTGCCCACGTACCACGTCTTCGATGTAGTATTTACCTGATTCAGATCGGGCCATCAATAATCCCGCTGTATAAGCACCACCATCTTGCGTTCCGGCTGTATCCCAGTATCTAACTCTAGCAGTAATATTTTCACCCTCCGGAATCGACGGTAACTTTTGGAACCATTGACGCTTGAACCAGGAACCTTCCGGCAAGGTAGGAGCGCCCTGATATTGTGCAGACCATGCCAATGGGCTTACACTATCCGGGCCTTCTCTTAGGGCTTGCAAAGTGCTCAAAGGCCATCTGCTAGGAGACAAGGCTTGTTCTGGCTCTCTACCTAATGGATCGGGTAAGCCTACAGGCAAGCCCATTTTTTCGTTGTTTTTGTCTCTAACTTCCTGTGTTTCTGAAATAGCAGGCAACCTTAAAACTGTCCAACCTCCTTTTTGTAAGAGTCGTCCTGATAAGTCGTCTTCATGCCACCTCGTTTGAATCACAACAATAGCTCCATGCGCATGTACACGTTGCCTGAATACATGCTGATAACGTCTCCAAACCTTATCCCTTTGTGCTGCTGATCGGGCTTCTTCCTGGTCTTTTAAAGGGTCATCAATTATCAATAAATCAGCACCATGCCCAGCAGCACCGCCTGATATACCCAAAGCACGCACGCTTCCCCTAAACTCTGGTAACAAAGGATCATCTTTACGCAACTCGTTTTGAATATACCATCTACTCTTAGATCGGGTATCTTGACGGGTTGAAAATTCAGGGAATACATCCCTAAAACGTGTGTCTTCAAAGACGTGTTTTGCATCTCCAGAATTTGTTTCTGCCAACCCTGATCCATAGCTCACCAGCATAATAGGACTGTCGGGATGATGAGTTAACCAAAACACCGGAAAGGTGACAGAAGTTAGAAGTGTTTTACCATGCCGGGGAGGAGCGTAGATCATTAAGCGTTTAATCCTGCCCCAACAAACCTGCTCCAAATATGCTGCAATCAGGTAGTGTACCGGATCAGCTATATAGAAGGGGTAGACGTGCTGTGTTAGACCAATGAGAGTGCTTCTAATCTGTTGGTTATTAGCAGACAAAATACCCTGTTGGATAGCATGATCTACAACAGGGTTGTCTGATTGTATTTGTTCGTAGGAATCAATCAGTGATATATAGGTTTGGTGTGTGGATAGTCCACTGGTTACAACGGGATTTATCATAAGAACAAATCGTTACAAAGGTTTCCTTGCCTATAAACACAATATGACCACAGTCTACATTAGCTTGTTCTATATAGTCCTGTGCCTCTTTAATGGTATCAGTATGAGTACGGTAGTCATTAAAGCCACCTGATGCTATCGACCACGCAAAGACTAGGTACATTATCCCTTCAACATCCCATATTTATCTAACAAAGGCGCATAGCCATTAGATCGAAGGAGCTTCTCAACTTCTGCCCAATTCAAAATTAGTTCATTTAATGGCGTAGGATTTAATCGTTTGTATTCCGTTTTTAATCTGCCATCCACCTCTACCCCAAAGAACTTACACAGCCGCTCCGACAATTCCCATGACAGATAAGTTATCCCTTCACTGTAGGTACTATTATTCTGTATCTCATCATACGTTAAATGTAGCACAGCTTTAATACCATGCTGATAAGGCCACTGTTTAACTCCTTGTTCCCATTGTTGCCAAGCAGCTAGCTCTTGCAATACTGTATGGACATCTACTACAAAAGGTTCAAACTTGTGCTTGCCGTCTAGATCATGCCATGCCCCGCGCTTTCCTTGCGGAATAGCTAAACTGGCCCATGCCCTAATAAGATTAGGTCGAGTCAGAGTCAGAACTTTGACTTTATGATCTTTCCAAAAAGAAGTATCTAATTCAGTGAGTTGATTCATCGTTGCTTTGAAAATTGAAGCACGATACCCATGAATATTATAAAGCTCTACTGCCCGATTATATTGGGTAACGCCTTGCCCTAATCGCTCCAGTTCTCTGGGATTAAGTGGTTCCTGTCTAGGACAGTGAATTTGAAAATGACTATCTAAACAGGCAGCTAACATGGTGCTGCCTGATCGCATCTGCATCATCATGAGTCCGTTAGTTTTTGGTGTGATTGCCATCAACAGTTAGTCCTAATGCAGTTAAGTTTTTATTCATTTGTTCGTAAGCGTCCTTATAGTTTTCACTACGATCTTTAATCTTGGAAGCAATGTCTCCAATATCTTGCACGGTTTTTTCGTCTACCTTGTGCGTATGTTCCTGTATACTGTCTGGCCTACCAAATACCTTGTTTTCGATGGTCATTCCTAATTCAGTCAGTTTTGCTATTTCATGAAGCTTCAAATTGGATTGCAATACCCATATTTCCCTGCCATCTTCAGCATGAGCAATATACTTTGTAGTAGCTGATATACCTTCTAGTGCTTCCTGTGCTAACTCTCTTAGGGTCTGCCCTAAGTCCGCTTGTGCTATCAGGGATTTAATTTGACGTTGCTTCAGATTGGCTAGTACAGTATCGTACAAGTCATCATAATAGGCTTCTCGTCTAGCTTTCCAATGATGAATCTTTGCCCATTCTGAGAAAGAGCCTGATGCTTTGATAGTGGACTCTTCTCCACTAGCTACCGCCTCTTCCCATCTTTCGGGGAAACGTTGTTTATAATATTCACGATAGGCAGCTTCTAAGCTCGGTCGATCTAATTCTAGATAATTTAGGAAGGCTTTATATTGGAGATC